CGGAGATGTGTATAAGAGACAGGCCCAGATCCGTGGCGATAACGGTGGCATGGACGAGGGGACGGACGAGTTCTATATCCCGAAGGGCATCGTCCCTGACGGCTGGACCTACGAGTGGAAGCGCCACACGATTTGGAACCAAGAAGATCCGGCCTACGCGGTGCAGCTCGCCCGTGAGGGCTGGGAAGTGGTTCCGGCCAGCCGCCACCCGCAGATGATGCCCTCGACGTGGGAAAGGAACACCATCGAGCGCAAGGGCATGCTCCTCATGGAGCGTCCGTCCGAGATCTCGGAGGAGGTCCGCCGCATTGATCTGCGCCGTGCCCGCGAGCAGGTGCGCATCAAGGAGGCCCAGATCGCTGGGGCGCCGGACGGCACCTTCACCCGCGACGATCCCCGCGTCCGCCCGAACATTAAGAAGACGTTCGACATGCCGATCCCCGAGGATCTGTAGGCACAAAACCTACCCCCGAAACGGGTTGAGTTTTGTGTAGGAAGGGGCGCCCAGTGCGCCCCTTTTCTTTTGTTGCAAATGTGTATATTATGCTTCTTGAAGGTCACCTTGTGCCTTACCTCCCCCCGGCGCGGGAGGTTCGCTACCCCCGGCTTCCGAGTCTCCCCGGTGTGAGATGACGAGCTTTTCCCGTAAAAAGGAGAACCCGTCATGGCGAATACCAATGCGCCCAACGGTTTTCAGCAGTATCAGGGCACTGGTTCGGCCCCGACCTATGAGCAGGTCGCGCTCTCCATTTCGCCTTCCAGCTCGACCAATCCCCAGATCTTCTCCGGCGACCCCGTCGCCCAGTTGAGCACGGGCTACATCGTCCAGCTCGGCACCAACAGCACCACCAACACCCCTGCGGCTGGCTCCGGCTACCTCGTCGGCGTGTTCATCGGCTGCAAGTACCTTTCGGTGAGCCAGAAGCGCACCACTTGGTCGAACTACTTCCCCGGCGTCGGCGACGTGAACTCCGCTGCGGGCGTTGAGGCTTATGTCATCACCGACCCCAATGCGAAGTTCATCGTGCAGGCCGGTTCCACCGCCGTTGGCATCGCCAACATCGGTGAGAACATCGGCGTGGCGTATGGCACGGGCACCGGCTCCAACACGAACACCCTCGGCACCACGCCGGGCAACGTGTCCACCGGCATCTCGACCGCCTACGCTGACAGCACCAGCGTGATGGGCACCGCGGCGACCTATCCCTTCCGCATCATTGGCCTTGCCAACTATGCCCCGGACGGATCGAACCCGCTTCAGTCCATCCCCGGCAACGACTACACCGCCGCCTACAACCGCATCATCGTTTCGTTCAACAACACGGCGATGAAGTCCGGCGTTCTTGGAACCTAATAAGGAGTTGGATCAATGGCTGTTAATCTTTCAGCGATCAAAGATCTTCTCCTCCCCGGCCTCCGGGGCGTTGAAGGTCAGTACGAGCAGATCCCGTCGCAGTACGACAAGATCTTCACCAAGCACGACTCGAAGATGGCTCTGGAGCGCACCGCTGAGATGCGCTTCTTGGGCTACGCCCAGCTCAAGACCGAAGGCGGGCAGACCGCGTTCGACAACGGCGCTGGCGAGCGTTTCGTGTACAATCAGGAGCACACTGAGATTGCTCTTGGCTACGCGATCACCCGCAAGGCCATCGACGACAATCTCTACAAGACCCAGTTTGCGCCTCGCAACCTCGGCCTTATTGCGTCCTTCCAGCAGACGAAGGAAATCTACGGCGCTAACGTGCTGAACACTGCCACGACATACAATGCGTCGGTTGGTGGTGACGGCGTTGCGCTTTGCGCCAGCAATCACCCGATTGATGGTGGCACGGTTTCCAACCTTCCTGCCACTCCCGTTGATCTGAACGAGTCCACGCTTCTGAACGCCATGATCGCGATCAGGACGAACTTCAAGGATCAGGCTGGCCTGAAGGTGTTCGCCCGTGGTCGTAAGCTGATCGTCCCCCCGCAGCTTGAGCCGGTTGCTATCCGCCTCACCAAGACGGAACTCCGTCCGGGTACTGCGGACAACGACGTCAATGCGATCATGATGACCGCTGGCGGTCTGCCTGAGTCGTATATGGTTGACGACTTCCTCACCTCCGCTCGTGCTTGGTTCCTGTTGACCAACATCGACGGCCTCTCCTACATGGAGAGAGTGAAGTTCGAAACAGATATGCAGGTCGATTTTGTGACCGATAACCTTCTCGTCAAGGGTTACGAGCGTTACAGCTTCGGTTACTACAACTGGCGTTCGATCTGGGGTTCGTTCCCGACCTAATACTAAGAGGCGGGGTCACAAGCCCCGCCTTTCATCTAGGGTTTTTAGTCGCGTTGACCGACCTAGCGGACACTGCACAAGACAACGCGACAACTCGTGCAGGAGGCTCATATGGGCGTCGTCACATTCACTGGCCCTATCAAGGCTGGCGATGTTCTCAACACGACTGGCACTACTGCCGGTACGATTAAGAACGTTGGCTGGGTTGCTATGGCTCAGACTGCTTCTATTACGCAGGCGGGAACTGCCACTGCGTATGCTACGGGCATTGTCATCCCGGCCTACAGTCACATCCTGAATATCCAGTTCTTGGTTACGACTGGTTGGGATGTAACTGCTACGATCAGCATTGGAACAAGCGCCACTTCGAACGAGCTTGTTTCTGCGCAGAGCCTTGCCACGATTGGTCAGGTCTCGGCTGGCCCCGGAACGAGTGCTACCCGCACTGCTCTGTGGTCAAACACTGGCGCGAATGACATCATCATCTACGCTCTGTCTGCGAACACTGGCGCTGGCGTTGGCGATCTCGTTGTCCGCTACATCCAAGCTGAAAACAACACCTAAAGCCGTAGGAGGCTCGTATGAAAGGTCGTATTGCTCGTAAGGATGGCGGTCCTGCCAAGGGCGTCAACGAGATGGCACAAGATAAGGCCCCCAGCGATGTGTACGCTGGTGCCGGTTCCAACGTTGCCAAGGAAGCCAAAGAGCGCAAGCGCGGCGGCAAGACTGTTGGCAAGGTGAAGGGCGAGAAGGCTAAGGCTAACATGGGCCGTTCGGCTCGTAAGGCTGGCGGTCGTACTGGTTCGAACATGAACCCTCTGTCCTCTGCCGCTAAGGGATCGAATGCCCCCGGTCGTGACACTTCTGGCAGCCTGACCTAACCATCCTCCCGGTTAGTGGTTGTCTGACGGGGGCCTTGTGCCCCCGTTTTACTAGGAGCTACCCATGACAGCTGCATGGACACGAAAAGAAGGCAAGAACCCTGAAGGCGGGCTTAATGAGAAAGGCCGTGCTTCACTTCGTGCGCAGGGCAAAGACATTAAACGCCCACAGCCAGAAGGTGGTTCCCGCAAAGAGAGCTTTTGTGCTAGAATGACTGGGATGAAGCGAAAGCTGACAGGTTCTGCGAAAGCTGCTGATCCTGATAGTCGGATCAACAAGTCGCTCAGAAAGTGGGATTGCTGATATGAAACTCACTACAATCACAGCTACTGGCATCAGCCGCAGCAACGTTTCCGCCGTCGATGACTTTCAAGCGCCTTTCAACATTGGAATTGGGGCGAAGCTGGTTTCCGGCACGGCTACTTTCAATGTCGAGTATTCGTTCGATGATCCCATGGCAGATGGATACACAGCGGCAGCCGCCACTTGGTACGTTGCCACAGGCTTTTCGGGTGTCAGCGCCTCAACGGGCGGTGCATTTACGATCCCCTGTAAGGCGATCTCGATCAATATTACTGCCAGCACCGGCACAGTGACGGCAACTATCATCCAAGCTGGGCCTGTCTAATGGCGACGAGCGGGACATACACGTTCAATCCTTCCCTCGGTGAGATGACGCTATATGCGTACAATCTCATTGGAGTTAGGAACACGGCTGTTCTTCAGGAGCATATGGAAGCCGCCCGCATGGCGACTAACATGATGTTGTCCCGCTGGTCGAACCAAGGGGTAAACCTTTGGGCTGTTGATCTTGTCACGACACCTCTCGTGACGGGCCAATCAACGTATGATGTTGATCAGAGCACTGTCATGATCTTGGATGCCTACATCCAGACAAACAGCTCTGGCGCGTTGACAGACCGCATCATTCTGCCAATCAGCCGCACGGAATATGCCAGCTATCCGAACAAACAGCAGCAGGGCTTCCCTACGGTGTTTTGGTTCGACCGCCTGATCAGCGCAGCTCGCTCAACTGGTTCAGCTGGCCCGACAGTCACCATCTGGCCTGTCCCCAATACCACGCAAGGACCGACAACCCTGAAGTACTATAGGGTTCGTCAAATCCAAGATGCTGCGCTTCAGAACGGCCAAACCGTTGAAATTCCTTATCTTTGGATGGAGGCTTTCGCTTATGGCCTAGCTCAACGTTTGGCGATCATCTGGGCTCCCGACAAGGTTGCGATCATGAAGCCGATGGCTGACGAATCGTACCAGATTGCGGCTGATCAGAACGTTGAGACTGCTCAGCAGTACATATCACCGATGCTTTCCGGCTATTTCCGGTAAGGGGGAGCCATGGGCTACGCCTCACAGTCAGGACGGGCCAGAACTAGCGCCTCAAATCCTCAAGCCCACGCCATATGTGACAGGTGCGGGTTTAGGTACAATCATGTCAATTTGAGCTGGCAATATGACTGGGCTGGCGCATCGATGATCAACAAGCGCATGTTGGTCTGCAACACATGCTATGACGTTCCCCAAGAGCAGTTACGCGCCATCATCGTTCCTGCTGATCCCATGCCGATCCTCAATCCTCGTGTTCAGGATTTTGTCTCTGCTGAGCAGAACACCCGCACTACATCTGGCCAGAACACTGTCGATCCAGTTACTGGCATCCCGATTATCGATGGCAGCACGCGCATCACGCAAGATGATAGCGTTCGTGTCACGCAGCAAACTGGCGAAGCTCCGGGGGGTCTTAACACCCAACCCGGCACTGATCCGAATGCCCCCGGTGACAACGACCCCGGCTTGCCATATGATAATTTGACCGTTCCAAAGACAGGGCCGTTGACATGAGTGCTTCACAAATCCCGAACCTCACACCGGCTACCTCCCTTAATGGCTCAGAGCAATTAGAGGCGGTTCAAGCTGGTTCGTCCGTTCGGATTACAACTGCTCAAATCGGCACTTATGTTGGTTCAACATATTATCCTTCGACGGGTATCTACAGCGTTACAGCCAATGCGCCGATAACAGCTAGCACCGTCACTGGAGACGTTACAATTTCTTTGCCGACCCAAAGCATTACAAATGCTTATCTTTCCACAATGGCAAATGGGACGATCAAGGGAAATCTGTCTGGCTCTTTGGCCACCCCTTCTGATGTTACCCCTAGCGCCATTCTTGATACTTTTGGCACTCAAACCGGGTCAGTTTTATATCGTGGCGCATCTAACTGGCAGGCACTTACTTCTGGCACCAACGGTCAGCTCCTGACCGCGACGGGAACTAATTCGGCTCCTGCATGGCAAACTTTGGCTGTTTCATCCGGTCAAATAGCGCCAACTGGTATCAGTGCTGGGACATATGGGTCAGCATCTTCCGTTCCGCAATTTACAGTTCTTGCCAGCGGACAACTTTCTTCCGCCAGCAACATTGCGATTGCAATCACTTCTTCTCAAGTGTCTGGTCTTGCGCCTTCTGCGACGATTGACGCAACAAATGCTACCAATATCAGCAGCGGTACACTTGCTGCGGCTCGATATGGTTCTACAGTGTCAGCTGCACTCGATACAGCCGCTGGCTCTACTCAGGGCAGTATCCTCTACCGTAGTGCCATCGGATGGACACAACTTGGCCCCGGAACGGCGGGCCAACTCCTTGTCACCAATGGTACTGGTGCAGATCCAAGTTGGATTACTGGCGGTGCGGGCATAGGCTCAGTTACAAGTGTCGCCACGGGTACTGGATTAACTGGTGGCCCCATTACATCTTCTGGTACAATCAGTATTGCCAGCACAGGTGTGGCGGCTGGTTCTTATGGTTCGTCTTCCTCTGTCAGTGTTTTTACAGTCAATGCGGAAGGCCAGCTTACTTCGGCCTCTAGTACGCCAATCAATGCGATTGCGCTAACGACTGGAACAATCTCGACTACTCCATCGAATTCTAACGACATCGCCAACAAAGACTACGTTGACAGTGTTGCGCAAGGCTTGAACTTTCATCAATCCTGCAACTACGGATCGACGGCCAGCTTGCCTGCTTACATTTACAACAATGGCGCATCTGGTGTTGGCGCAACTATCACAGCTAGCGCCAATGGAGCGTTGGTTCTTGATGGGCATACCTTTGTCAGCCCGACTGATATTGGTTTGCGCGTTCTAATTAAGAATGAAACGTCCTCCGCTGCTGCGTACAATGGTATCTATACTGTCACGGCGACAGGCTCTGGCACTTCCGTTTTCATTCTTACTCGCGCAACTGATTATGATAGTTCTGGCACCGGAACCAATGAAATTGACGCTGGCGACTTTATGCTGGTGCTGTCTGGATCAACACTTGCCAATACATCTTGGGTGCAACAGACATCTCTTCCGATTGTTGTCGGAACTACCGCGATCATCTTTACGCAGTTTGGCGCTCCAATAGCATATACCGCTGGCACTGGCCTGACTCTAGTTGGAACAACCTTTAGTATCGCAAATACTGGCGTCACGGCCTCTTCTTATGGATCTGCCTCATCTGTTGGAACCTTCTCTGTCAATGCACAGGGTCAGTTGACACTAGCTGGCAGCGCCAGCATTGCGATTGACGCGTCTCAGATCACCTCCGGAACTCTTACCGTCGGCCAAGGCGGTACAGGCGCGACGACGCTTACCGGCTATGTGAAGGGCAGCGGAACCAGCGCCTTTACGGCCTCTTCCACGATCCCCAATACAGACATCTCCGGCCTCGGCACGATGTCTACGC